CGTCTCCGTAAAACTCGAAGTAGGGGTCGCTCACAAAGTCGAAGTATCCATCATCTACAAACTCGAAGAAAGGATCTCCTGAACCTCCCCCTCCTCCACCTTCAACCTTCGATGCCCTCCCTTGCCCATATTCACCACTAAGATCGTACTCCCACCCTAACGTATTATCGTCATCTCCACCAAAGTCAGCACCTTTTATGCTTAGCCAATACTCGTCTCCTTCTTCTACATCGTAGCCTCCAGTAGGCAACCTGAAAGATGCCCACTCGTAGATAGTACCTATACCATCTACAGGCACCCCTTCCCCTGATATGAGAACGTCACCTGGGTCCTCACCACTCAGATCGTACAGGTACACTCTGGCTTCACCAGATGGGTCTCCTATCCTCATCAGTCTAAACTGGAACTGATCTATAGTCAGGTCTCTCTCGGGAACCCACTTTTGTGCTAACTCGTAGGTCAGTCCTCCTTTATGAAACCTCTCTTCACTTAGCGACTCAGACAAAACTTCCCCGCTATGGGTCGCTTCGAGGTAATCTTCATTAGCATAAATTGTGTGCGAAGAACCGATGAATTTGCCAATAGGGATGCACTTGATCTCGTCGAAATAGGTTATACCAGCGTCTGCTGTATATTTTCCGATCCTAAAAGCAAACTCGTCTTCTAGATCAACGGCTGGGATGGGGCCTATCTCCCCAGACACTGTTTGCCAAGCAGCACCACTTGTGCCTTCAATATAACCCACCCATCCACCATCAGTTACATTCCATATCCCTCCTCTAAAAGTCTTGTCTCCCGCCGCACCTGACTTGACATCAAACTGCACAGTAAAAGTCAATTCCTCAAACAGATTAAAACCAGGAGTAGATTGTGCATATTGCTCTGACCCTCCAGTAGCATCTAGCTCTAGAGCCTCACCGCTTATACCTAAAGTACAATCCGTAGGTGTCCACCCTGTCGTGTTGACACTGAAATGCCCATTCTTAACCATATTGTAATATATACCAGCAGTGCTCTCTGGTGACCATCCCTTAGGTATTGGCACCTTAGCTGTGGCTGATCTAGGTATCTCCCCATACACAGCATTGTTGCTAAGAGTATCAGCGTAGAATATGTGGGTGCCAGGTCTCACTCCCTTCAGACTTAAATTGGGAGACCTAAAAGCTCCCATAAATATTCCACCAGTCCAAGCCCCAAGCCTAAACTCGTACAATTCAACATCAGGATCATCAACCTTAATAGAGTAAAGATTTATCGCCTGGTCACCGACTACGGCAGCAAGCCAGGGGAGGGAGTTAGGGGCTTCAACTTTACCAGTAACCGTATACTGTACAGGCGAAATACTACCAAGACTCCTCTTTACACCCCATATAGAAACAGGTCTGAGCTTAATCAAGTACCTCTGACCCTCCTCCACAGGGTCAATCGAAAAGTCGGTATTGACATCATAGAGATAGAGATAGTCAATATCAGTATCCCTCTTAACCCACACCTCACAGTAATCATACCAAGGGTAATTAACAGGTTCACCAAATGTTATGAGGAGCCTTGTAAATGTCCTTAGCCTATAATAGTAAGTCTCTTCAGTGGCAAGGGGGTTATATACTTCTGGGGGAGTAGCCTTAGGATCAATAAGGGATGAGGAATAAACCTCATCCTCACTCAAATCATAATCGTCATTATAGAGTACAGGATCCTCGTATATAAAATCTATGTCTACTAATCCATCCCGTCTGATATTAGTATTTCTAACCCTTAAATATTCACCACTTATTCCCAAAGGAGTGCTATACATAGTGACAAGATCGTGGGGGTCGAGAACAAGCAAATCATCCTTGAAGGTGCCTCTAATCCCTCTATTCAACCTGGATCTCTCAAGAAAATAAACCCCAATATCCAAAGCCTGCTGCTTGCTCCCCATGCCTATAGCACTAAACTCCTGAATGTTGCCTATTGAATCTCCTATAGGTATGTCATCAGTTGACCAATCCTTATCAGGATCAATGTACTTTATTCTAAAGCCATCAGGAACGTCCAACCTAGAAGGCTCGTACATCTCAATCATAGCCCTCCCAGTTACGGGCTCTATTGCTACATGCTCATCCTTTATATCGAAAACTGGGGTTTCTAAGTCCAAATCAGAATATCGGAGAAAAATCTGGTTATTAAAATGGATTAATTGTCCCCTGAAAGACCTCAAGATAGTATCAACAATGGTCTGAGCGGACAGACTACTACCTACAGCATAATTCAAATACCAACCTTGAGCATCACAATAGTTTGCAACCTCAGTCCACGAGTCAATATCAATCTTAGAAACAGACACCCCTTTCCCATATCTCTCATTCGTCATGTAGTCATAGAGACAGAGGACGGGATTGTGAGATCCGACTGTCCAATTCAAAGGATCAGGATCTGAAACATCCACATTAACCCAATCACTCGAATCAGTCCTAAAATCATATACCTTCAAACCTTTGAGTAGGTAAGTTCTGGAGGGCTGTCTCAAAAAAGTGTCTTCGTCGTACTTAAACCTCCACGCCACATAGCAGGTATATCTATATGTGTCTATGTGGGAGGGGAAGGCGGCGAATATCGTTGCATCTTTTTCTTGTGTGGAAGAGCCACTATGGAATGTATAATCATATAGTTTGCCAGGATAGTCAGTGACGGGTTTTTCATCTAACCATATCTGATCTTCCCCACCAACTTCCTTTATCCCTTCACACTCCCCCTCAGCTATCGAATCTACTACATGAAGCCATTTATTCTCATTCCCTCCTGAATCGATAAAAATCTCATTCGATCCAACCTTATGCTCCCCATACACTATCTTTATTGGGGCTTGGGTAGTACGAGTATTAAACTGCAACTTGCGACCAATATCAGGATCAGATTCCGAAATACTTAACGCAGCTTCGGCAATGGCAGCAGCCACAAGGGCAGCGGCAAGCCCATATTGACCATACACCGCCGCCACAAAAGCGAGGACCATTAATCCTATTACAATTACGTCTTTCCTACTACCCATCTGATAACCGCCTCAATTGGAAAGTTTTCTCGCCTCACAAGTTCAATCTTATCCCCGATAAAGCTCGCCAAGATCAAACTATTACCAATATATATACCAACACCTAAATCATTTTCACTGTCTCTAAATAAGACTAGATCGGAAGGAAACAAGGAAGAAATATCTATCTTCTTACCTAAGCTAAGGATATAAGATACAAGAGTGCGTTTGGCTACATCAGGGGAGTCAGTCCAAAGCTTTGTAGCATCCTCTTCGCAAATACCCTCGAACTCATCTGGAATATTAACACCTAACTCTCTTCCGACCGAGTTCACAAGTGCTAAACAATCCATCCCTGAAAAGTCTTTGCCCCCAAGCTTATAGGGAATACCAATGTACTTCCTTATAATCTCAACTAAGTTTAATCTAAATCTAGCCATTAGACGTTAGGAACCCTCCCCCACCAAACTATTTTGTCTTCAATATCAGGGAGCCAACGATAACCCCCATAATTATCTGTATTACTATATAAGTCACGACAGGAAACGTAGGTTCTGTCACATTCCTGTTTAGCAAAATCCTTTGTATAACTACATTCAGTACCTCCAAACACCTTCCATCTACAACTTGGGGAATGAACATTTACCGTATTCATATCCCAACGGGCAAATTCGTTTGTCATTGATATATGGATCGTTTCATCGGGAAACAGATTCCAAGAATCTATTTCTCCAGAGAACATCGTAAATGCTGCGTCACCAACAATTTGAAACTCACTGTCTAGCAAAACTTGTCTAATGCCTATATTTTCCCCTTGCTGCCCAGTCTCAGCAAAATAATAAGTGAAGGCCTGATCAAGTACATCTATCTCAATCGAAACCTCATCTACGATTTTTGCCGTACCATAACCCACTGACTCTACTGCAAAAGGATGAGGTTCAAACTTGTCGCCTTCAAAGTAAATTGGCACATCACAATCGGTATAGTTAAAATAATGCTTCACCCCCTCGTCATCCTTAAGTGTCACGTTCAACAGGAGGAAGGGTTTAATTGCCCCCTGTCTAACCTCATCCAAAAGATCCTGATTTATAGTTCTCATAACCTACTCGTCATTCATAAGACCTTTTAACTCCACCCCAGTCCTAGCTACTATATTATGGAAGTCATCAACACTGAGGGCATCGTGCATAAATCTACACCTGATCTTCAGTATTCCAGTGAAGTCAATCGTTACCCTCTCTCCCTGAGAAGGTGCAACAGAGAAGAACAGAACATCCTCATTATCTGATCCAGCTTGAGGATCAATCCAATACTCACCCGATGTGGGGAGAGGAGTCACACCTTTATACACTGTCTCATTGCTTACACTGCGCCCTGGTAAGCTGTACTGAGTAGCAGAACCATCCCCTGTACCCACATACTCTCCATCATAGTCTTTCTGTCCATAGTTAGAGGCTTGTATAAAAGGAGCATCTAGATAAAAGCTGAATGTCTCATACTTCCCACCCCTCGCTAGAAAGAACTTCCAAATAGTATCTATCTTATCGGCTGTGAAGAACTTCTTGGAGTAGGGGATTTTGATGTTCCTTCTAGGAACAGTCCACTTCTGTCTCCTCTTCTCTCGACCAGGAGCATCCTCATCATCAAACTGGGAGATGAGAGTTTTGGTTTGAAATTCGATAGTTATTGGAAAGTCATAGTTTACATCTGCAAACTCAGGGAATTTAGCCACGGGACACCTTCTTTATGGATGATATTAATTGTTTGTCACCCGCTTTTATTGATGCTGTGGTGGCACCAGCAAAGAGACTCCTGTGTCTCCTAACCCACTGATCCATCGTTCTTGTGTCTGGAGTCAGAATAGTAATGTTGACATCTCCACCACCAGTTGCATCTCTGGGGATAACCTCTTCGCCCCTCTGTAATACAGCTGGGAACTCGTCTGGTTTGAGACCTGAATGGAGTCTGGGAGCAGCAGCAATAAGGGCTTTAGATAGTCTTCTCATAGGGAACGCATCTACACCGACTTCACCACCTGTGTGCATCCCAAACGCAGTCGTCCCGCCTTCTCCTACATGTGCAGGAGCACCCGTATTCATGCCCCCACCAGCATACGCCCCCATTGCCCGAACCATCAAACTCAGAAAATCCGCAGTAGCCCTCTCTGCTAAAAACCTAGCCAACTCTCTCAGAATAGCATCCAGAAATGACTTCCAAGCATCGTGAGCACTCTTCAGATCACCCTTCATAACCTGAAAGAAATACTCCTCCATCCCTGCCGACAAATGCTGTGCCGAGTTCTGAACAATAGTAGACCAATCCCTAGCCGCTACCTTGAAGTCAATCGTTGCTAAGTGTAGTCCTGCTTTTAACCCCTGCAACCAATCTTTGGGGTACTGCTTCATAATAGCCCACTTCTCTCGCTCGACCATTAACTCTTCTTCACCAGCTTCCCTAAGAATCTTTTGTCTATTAGCGATGTAGGCTTTGGTGCCTTTTTCTAAACCTCTAATTTGTCTATCATGCTCCGCCAAAGCTTGATCAGTAAGGTTCTCCTGGAGTTCAAGGTTGAGACTTAGTTCTTTTTCTTTCAGTTCCTTCGTTTCTCCTATCCCCAACTCCAAATACTCTTTCACTAGAGCAAGTTGCTTCCGAAGAAAACTCTCGTTCAACTCCAACTCTTTCTTCTTGAGATCAGCCGTCGAATCTAGAGCACCTATTGACCTCCTCTTCTGCTCTTCCAATTCAGCCGCAGCTAACAACTCCTCTAACTTCAGTTGATCTTCAACCCTTTCCACCATCAAGTCATTGTACTTAGCGGCAAACTCTTCACGGGCTTTATTCCTCATACTTCCATAAAACTTCTCGATCTCTACCGTTTTCTTTCCCGTCTTCTCTGCAAACTTAACTGCGGCATCCTCCTTTTTCTTTATCTCAGCCAATCTTTTATCCAATCCAAGTTTCAGTTTCGCAACCGCGTCCGTCTCCATTTTCTCTGCTAGTCTCGCCCTATCCAACGCAATTTTAGCCTCAGCTTCAGACAAAACCTTAGCATCCTCTTTAATCCTCTGTCTTCTTTTATGTGACAGTCCCTCCTCATAACCCTCTAATCTTTTATCAGCAGCCTTGATAGCATCATCCCTTTTCTTCGCCGCCTCCTCAATCTTCGAGAGTATTTCAGCATCCGTTCTCTTAGATTCCTTTGCTTTATTTCTTTGAAACTTGAAGGTGTTCTCTATGTTTTCTTTTTCCTTCTTCGTCAAAGCCCTTTTCTTCTCTATATAGTCGTTCTCCAACTTTATCAACATCTTACGAGTGACTTTAGACGTTTCTACCTCTCCGTAAGCCTTCTCAACAAAGTCCTTAAGTGCATCCAGCCTCATAACTGCGGTTGCGGCTGCAATATGCTTCTCAGTCAGACCCATCTCGCTCGCTCGCTTTTCAAGACCAGCTACTCTAGAATCCATAGTCCGCAGCGATTCGATCAGAGCCACTTGCTCCACAGCATTTAACTCTTTGAATTTCTCTTTCCAATAATCTGGAAGGTCGTGAAGAACATCCTTAAGACTAGCCTTTACCTTACTAAGTTCCCTATCTATATCAAATAAGGCATTGAGTATAGTGGAAGCTAAATCC